TTTTGGATGCGGGTACGCTATCCAATCTACCGGCTGGATTCAAAGCGCGGGGTGCGCGGATTTCGGACGACGACAATCCCATCCAGCCGGGTGAATTTAGGGACATTGACGCCGGTGGCGCTGAACTTAGCGCTTCGTTGATGCCATTACCTTACAAAGAGCCTTCTCAGACGCTCTTTGCGCTGCTTGGTTTCCTGGTGGATGCCGGAAAGCGGCTTGCAAGCATCGCTGACATGCAAGTTGGCGATAGTAACCAGATGGCTGCGGTTGGAACGACGCTTGCGTTGTTAGAGCGTGGCTCGATGGTGATGTCTGCAATCCACAAACGGCTACATTATGCTCAAAGTATTGAATTCAGAATGCTCGCGAGGGGGTTTGGCGAATATTTGCCGAATGAGTACCCTTACGACGTCCCTGGTGCGAGCCGGAAGATCAAAAAGAAGGATTTCAACAACATGGTGGCGGTCCTGCCTGTTGCGGACCCCAACATATTCTCCACGGCGCAGCGAATTACTCTGGCCCAGACGCAGTTGCAACTAGCGCAGTCTGCGCCTCAGATGCATAACATGTACGAGGCGTATTACAGGGTGTATGCGGCGTTGAACGTGCGTGATATTGACGGCATTTTGAGGGCGCCGATGACGCAGATGCCGAGAGACCCGGCGTCCGAGAACTCTGACGTGTTGAATCTGATGCCGTTGAAGGCGTTCGCTGGTCAGCAGCATGATGCGCACATTGCAGCGCACCTTTTGATGGGCATGTCGCCCATGCTGCAAGCCAATCCCCAGGCGGCGATGATTCTGCAGCAGCATATGCTTGAGCATATTCGCTTGAAGGCTGAAGAGGCTGTGGAAGCCGAGCTCTTCCAGCAGTACGGCACCGATCCTGACCGTATGGTTTCGGCCATCCAAAAGGAGGGCATGGTTGCATTGAAGGTGGCCGAGTACACGATGGAAACGAAAAACCTGCAGGGCCAGCTTGCTGGTGGCGAGGGTGGCGTGGATCCTGTTGTACAACTTAAGGAGCAGGAGCTGCAGATCCGAGCGGCCAATGACCAGATGGATAACCAGATTGACCAGCAGCGTCTGCAGATCGAGCAGCAAAAAGCTGCAGAGACAGCCCGTGCCAACCAGGCCCGTGTTCAGTCGCAAGAGAACATTGCACAACTTCGCGCCACGGTCGCCCGTGAGCGTTTAACTCAGGTCCAAGGAGCCCAGAATGCCCCTAAACAAAGGTAAGAGCCAAAAGGTAGTGAGCGGCAACATTGGTGAAATGGTGCGCAGCTACAAGAAAACAGGTAAGATCGGCACCAGCAAGCCTAAATCAAAGGAAAAGGCTATCAAGCAGGCGACTGCGATAGCCTTGTCAGAAGCGGGAAAATCTCGCAAGCCCGTGAAGGCAAAGGACGGTGGAGCTTTCATGGTGGTGAAGAAAAAAGATGGGAATAGGCCTGTCAAGATTTACTAAGCCTTTCGGACGGTGGCTTTGAACCGTCCGCTTACATGGAAAGACCATGCTGCAATATATTGAAGCGGTACTCAAAGAGATAAGAAAGCTCAGAGCGGATACGGAAGCGATTGTGCTCAACGGCACGATCACCGATATGGATCGGTATCGCTTTCTCATGGGACGACTGGAAGGCTTAAAGCTTAGTGAAGATGCCGTCAAGGTTTTGGCGGATAAATACACACAGGATCTTTAACCCTAAAGGAGAAGCCCTTGGAAGAAGCAACCTTGACCCCGTTGGAACAGAAGTGGCAGCAAGAGAAGGAAGAGCGGGGACCTAGTTTAGACGATGCCTACGACGCAGAAGGCAAGTTTGACCCGGCGGATCTGGAAGAGGCGGTCAAAAGCCGTATTCCCTCGCCCACCGGGTGGCGTATTGCCATTCTGCCTTATCGCGGCGCTGAGAAGACCAAAGGCGGGATTGTCCTTGCCGAGGAGACGCAAAAGCGTACGCAGTTGGCTACAGTTTGTGGGTATGTACTGAAAGTTGGAACGTTGGCTTACATGGATGAGGCCAAATTTCCGACCGGCCCTTGGTGCAAGGAGGGCGACTGGGTGATCTTTGGCCGCTATGCCGGATCCAGGATCAGTATCGATGGCGGTGAAATCCGTATCCTTAATGACGATGAAATCATCGGTCGTGTGAACGACCCTGAAGACATCCTTCACATGTAAGGGGTGAATATGAGCAACGACGATCAATTGGAATTTAAGATTGGAGAGGACGAGCAGGCCGCAGACGTTGAATTAAACGACGAGACCGGCGAAGCAACTCTTCAAACAAGGGAACAAGCCCCTGTTGTCGAACAGGAGGCTTCTGCACCTGCACAACAGGAAGAAGAGCTGGAGCAGTACAGCGACAAGGTCAAAAAGCGTATTGACAAGATGACGGCACGGCTGCGTGAGGCGCAGCGTCGTGAAGAGGCCGCCTTGGAGTACGCAAAGAACGTCCAGTCGCAGCTCCAGCAGGCCAACCAGCGCTATCAGACGTCTGATCAACAGCGTATGAGCGAGGCCAAGAGCCGGATTGAGACCCAGTCTGTTGCTCTGAAGCAGATCATCCGTAAAGCCCGTGAAGAGGGCGACATGGATACGGAGATGGAAGCTCAGGAGCGTTTAGCCCAGCTTGTTGTCGAGCAGCGTCAGCTTCAAAACTACGAATCCTTGGCTCAACAGCAGCGTGCACAGGCCCAGCAGCAACAGCCGGTACAACAAGCACAGCAGCCACAGCGCCAACAGCAGCCGGCAAGGCTCGATCCAAAGGCCGAGCAGTGGGCCGAGGACAATCCTTGGTTTGGCAAAGACACGGTCATGACTCATGCTGCCTGGGGTATTCACAGAGAACTCGTTCAAAATGAAGGAGTTGACCCCCAGTCAGACGAGTATTATGATGAACTAAATAGGAGAATCAGAGAAACTTTCCCTCAGAAGTTTGCTCAATCCTCACAGAACTCCAGGTCGTCGAGATCCGCGCAAGCCGTCGCACCTGCAAACCGGTCATCCGGAGTCAATTCAGCGCGCCGCACTGTCCGGCTAACACCGAGTCAGGTTGCGATTGCCAAAAAACTAGGCGTTCCTCTTGAGGAATACGCTAAATACGTGAAGGAGTAAAAGATGGACCAGATCGGAAAAGTGCCTGAAATTAAACGTGCAGCTCGTGCCACGGAAACTCGTGAGACAGAGACACGCCGCAAGCCCTGGACACCTCCTTCGAGACTTGACGCTCCCCCGGCTCCTCCGGGATATAAGCATCGATGGATTCGTGCTGAAGTTGCTGGATACGATGATCGTACCAACATTGCTGGCAAGCTTCGTGAAGGTTATGAGCTTGTTCGCGCTGATGAGTACCCTGATTATCCAATTGCTTCAGTGGAAGATGGCCGTCACGCAGGCGTTATTAGCGTGGGCGGAATGCTTCTGGCTCGTATTCCTGAAGAAACGGTTCAAGAGCGCAATGCGTATTATCAGAGTCGAGCGAAGGACCAAGTTGAGGCAGCCGACAATGACCTGCTTAAATCAAATGCTCATTCGAGCATGCGGATTGACAGGCCAGTGCGGCAGTCCAAAGTACAATTCGGCGGCCCTAAGGCCGGTTAAATTAATTTCTGTAAAGGAACCATAAAATGGCTAACGTAGACAAAGCCTTTGGTTTCCGAGCTCTTGGTAACCTGTCCGCCACCGGCGGTCAAAAGCAGTATGGTTACGAGATTGCGGATAACCAAGCTGGCGCTATTTATCAGGGTGACCTTGTCACCGTTTTTGATGGCTACATCGTCAAGTTCGCTCCTGCCAGCCACACGGCTGCAGTTGGCGTATTCAACGGCTGTAACTACATTGACCCCACCACGGGCAAGCCCACCTGGAAGAACTACTACCCCGGTTCGGTGAACATCACCCAGGGCAAGATCATTGCTGACGTTATTGATGATCCCAACCAGTTGTTCATCATCCAAGCTGACGAGGACATCGTTGCTGCCGACATCGGCAAGAACGCTGACGTTGTTGGTACGGGCGGTAGCACCACCACTGGTGTTTCCACAATGGAGCTTGACTCTTCCACCGTTGCAAACACTGCTGCGCTGAACCTTAAGATCGTTGGCCTGTACGACGTTCCCGGTAACGCCTACGGTGACTTCGCTGTGGTCGTGGTCAAGATTAACGAACATCTTTATGGCAGCGCTGGTGTTGCCGGACAAGGAGCTTAATCATGGCAATTTCACGTGCACAACTAGTTAAAGAGCTTGAGCCAGGTCTCAACGCTCTCTTTGGTCTTGAGTATCAAGGCTACGAGAACGAGCATGCCGAGATCTATGACATCGAAACCTCTGACCGTGCTTTTGAAGAGGAAGTGATGCTCTCAGGTTTTGGTGAAGCCCCTGTTAAGACCGAAGGTGCTGGCGTCGCTTACGACCAAGCACAAGAAGTCTACACGGCTCGCTACACCCACGAGACGATCGCTCTCGCCTTCTCCCTCACGGAAGAAGCTGTTGAGGACAATCTGTATGATCGTCTGGCCGCTCGTTACACACGCGCCCTGGCTCGTTCCATGGCAACCACCAAGCAGATCAAGGCTGCTGCCGTTCTGAACGGCGCTTTCACCACCTCCCTCGGTGGCGACGGCAAGCCCCTCTGTGCGGATGACCACCCCACCCTGGGCGGTCCTGACCTTCGTAACGAGCTCAGCACCCCCGCTG